TGGAAGCGAAGTTCTAATTTTTGGTCTTAATCCTTCCCATTCTTTCATAGGTATATTATTCAGCTTGGTCATGAAGTCCAGTATCTCTTTATACGACCAAGGTCTAACGTAGTTTTTATATTTCTTGTGTCCGCCACGTTTAGATATTTTCTTCTTGATTCTTTTATTCATCAGCTGACTTAATCCACTTGTGTGTTATTCCGCCACCATCAAAACTACTGCCGTCTTGATTGAACTCTTTCTGAAATGTTTGACCAATGTGCTCTACAAAATCGGACATCTCTAAATATTCGTAGGTCATTAAAATCTTACCTTCAAAAACAGGATGATCTTCGATGTGTAGTATTTTAATAATGCCTACAAGTCTGCCGTGATGAAGTTTGGCAGCGATGTCGTTGTCTTTAATGTATCTAGTATGCTGTTGCATAATCGTCTCTTAATTTCTTGTAGCTAAAACAGAAGTCTTCAATATCTTTGACTCCACCGCCACCATCTTCTTTAAATTCAAAAAAAACATTTTTATCCGTGACGTGAACCACTGTGACTGTATCTAAGCTTGAGTTTACAAATGTTTCTCCAGCTTTTGGGATTCGTGGTTTTTTTAACTCTGCAAGCATCTCTTCTTTTGTGAATACTTCATTAACATCTAATGAGATTAAATCAGATATTGTTGATTGAAGCTCTTTGAATCTTACAACAACCCTTTCGCCATCACTACTCACTGTCGATGCTTTTTTCTTTAAATAAACATCATCACCTATTTGAAATTTGTGTTTCATTTCTTGGTTACTCCCTAAATAAACTATTGTTCCTTTGTGTAACATATATGGATGTTTAATTATTTTTCCATAGTTATCCCATGCTTTTGCTTTTCCCATTGTTATAGTTGGTCCAGGCTTAAGTATTATGTGAATGACAACTAAAATAAAACAAAAAACGGCAAACCCAGTTATTCCTATAGCAAGATATTCAATCATTTTCCAATACCTTGAAGGGCTTAAGTGCTCTATGTAAAAAGAAAGGAGTAGTTTCTCCATCGCCAACGTGAGGCCTTATGGCCTCTAAAGCTTCAATCAAAGCTCTAGTCTCTAGCATCTTGGCTTGATTTTCGGGCTTTGATATAAACTTATAAAATTCTATTACTGCTTCAGCTGACTGTGTTACTTGGTCATAAGGTGCGCCATACATTTTTGTTCTTCTGATAAAGCCTGTATGGTCTTCTAAATATTCAATGAACCATTCAGGCAAGTCTTTAGTCTTCATTTCTATCACCTTATCATGTTATTCAATCATTGAAGTAAACTCTTAAACTCTTCGATGTCAGCTGCAACATTATAAGCAAGCCATGTTGCTAATAAGAAAATATCTTTTTCTCTTTCTGTGAGTTTGTTTCTTTCTTCTTCGCCAATTACATTTACAAATCTTTGAAGCATTTCATCTGTGAATAATTTGTTTGCTTGCTTTACGTTTCCAGTTCTTTTTAATTTGTCCAACATTTCTTGGTTTATCATTTTATACTCCAAATCTCTTCATCAAGTTTATGAATTAACACTTTATTAAAATCTGTAAGAACCTGATCGAATCCAATAATCATTTGGTTTCTTTGTCTTAAAACTAAATCAAATCTGCGGTTCATTATTTGAATGTCTGTTCTTAATTTTTCATTTTCCATGAAAAACGCATCTCTTTGTTTTATGATTCTTTCTAAATCTCTATAAGATTCAGCAAGCATACTGTCTGGACACTCGCCAGGTGGAAGTATCTCTGATATTTTTTTGTTTAAATCTTCAATAAATTTATCAACGATGGGTTTTGTGAAATCAATGAATCTTTGTGTGTCGTTCATGGCTTAACTACTTTAAAATCTGCTTCAAGCTTAAAATGCGTTACAACTACTTCAAATTGAGAATCACAAAGACAGCATTCCATACTTATTTCCTGATCTTTGTAACCTACTCCACCTTCGCTTTCGGCAGCTTCAAATATCTCTTCTTCCCCAAAGCCTTCGCCACAATGTGGGCATCTTAACAGCTCGCTCATATTTAAACCCTTTTTACAATAAATAAGAGAGCCGTACTAAAGCCTTGTAAGCCTAACTGAGTAACGACTACTACAGGTTTGCTGCGCCTTAATACGGCTCAATGGCGATTACTGTCTGCTTGACCATACCACAGGCCACTGATCTCGTGACAGCTTGAGGAAGCTCATTATCGGAGTCATCGCTTCAATGCACGCATGGACAGTTCTTAAACATCATCCAATGGTCCGACACACTTCGATTTCTGATTATCAATCCACCATTAAGGTGTCAACCTTTGGGAAACCTTTACCGCTTTTTTCAATTTTTAAGGATTTAAGTTACAAAAATAGTTGAGTTACAAAAAAATGGTCGATTTTGTAACTCATGTGACTATGCGTTAAAAGTTGAGTTACAAGTTGAGTTACAAAAATTCTTAAATCATATCAGTGTGTTACCTACTGTTGTAACCTGTAACTTAATATATATAGATATTTATTTAGTATATAGAAATACGCATATGTATATTGATATATATATATGCACATATTTAATATATATATTTATATGTATATTATTCATATATACGCATTTCTATATAATAGGGAGCCATGGAAAACATGGGTTACATGAGTTACAAACTGTTTAGGAGTAAAAAATGAGCAAAGTGAACATAGAAGATTTTGGTAGGATTGAAGATGAAGGTTCGATGTCGTTGACGCAAATTGTTGAGCGAGAATTGAACGATTCTGAATTGGCATTTGAAGTTGAAAAATTATACAGAAGATTTCTGAGAGCCGATAGCGAGCGGTTCCAACATGGAAATATGCAGATGGTTATTTTGGAAGCATTGAGTCAGTATTTTAGCAATCCTGAAAATATGCTGGAAGGTGAGACAATGTGGTTTCCAACGGCAGATAGAAATGCAAAAGCAAGACTCGACAGAAAACTTCACGCCATTAAAATCAGGCAGTCTCGTGACCCTAACGCACAGCGTGAGTTTTTTAAATTAAGAAAATATCAACTTGGTAATAGAGTATTCATAACGAGGGACTACAATGACAAAGAGCAACACGATTGAGACAATAGCATTTGATAACACTCCAGTTGTTATCAGCTCTATTTTGATCGAGGATTGCTGTATGGCGATTGCAAACGGCTACACGATGACTGAGTGGTGTCGCTCCAAAGGAATCAACTACGGCTCGTTTAGGAGCGAATTAAGACGCACCAAAATGTTTGAAGTCAGAATCATGGAAGCTGAGCTTGCTCGTGAAGAGTGGCTCAAAGAAGAGCTACTTAAATTGATGCGTGACATCACACAGCTCAATCCACAATCTTGCTTTGATGACAAAGGTCATTATCTGGGCATAAATGGATTGCCAGAAAATGCAGCGAAGTTAATTAAGAAAGCCAAAGTTCGCTTGCAGTCCAATGGTCCAGATGAACCGCCAGATGAAATTTTAGAAATAGAATTTTACGATAAACAAAAATCAATAGATCAAATTGGTAAATACATACAAATGTTCGTTGAACGAATTGAAGTCTCTCATAAGGTTACTCTTGAAGAGACAGTGACACGATCATTTGAAGCTGACATCCTAGCAAAGAGACAACAACAAGGTGAGATCATAGATGCAGAGTACAGCGACAATGCGTTACTTAATACCGCTCTACAAAAAGAATCCGACTAAAATGGTTTATGAAATGTTTGGCGTGATGCCAGACAAATGGCAAGAGCTTGCACTCCAAGCTTTTGCTAGTGGTGATGAACGCACTCAGCGTATCGCCATGCAAGCCTGTGCTGGTCCAGGTAAATCAGCTGTCCTTGCTTGGATAGCAATTAACTTCATGCTTTGTTATGCGAGTGTTGGAGAGCATCCTAAAGGTGCCGCTGTTTCAATGACGTGGGATAACTTAAAAGATAACCTGTGGGCAGAAATCTATAAATGGTATTCAAGAAATGATTACTTAAAACAAGAGTTCGTTTGGACTCAAACAAGATACTACGCCAAAGATCATCCAGAGACTTGGTTTATATCTGCACGTTCATTCTCAAAGACTGCCAACAAAGAAGAACAAGGTCGTACATTATCAGGACTTCATGCTAAATATGTTTTGTTTCTAATTGATGAATCAGGTTCTGTTCCAGTTGAAGTTGGTAAGACAGCTGAGCAAGCATTATCAAACTGTGAGTTTGGTAAGATCGTAACAGCTGGTAACCCAACATCTCACGATGGGTTCTTGTATTACGCTTCAAGAAGAGCTGACTGGTTTAAGATACGAATCAATGGTGACCCTGATGACCCTATGAGATCACCAAGAATCGACATCAAGTGGGCAAGAAACTTGATTAAAGAATTTGGAAGGAAAGACCCATGGGTGATGGCGATGATCTTGGGTGAGTTCCCAGAATCATCAATAACTACTTTATTAACTGATATTGATGTTGATCGAGCGATTGCAAGAAACATTACTGATGCTGAAATTATATTTGCAGAAAAAAAGACTTGGTGTTGATGCTGCAAGATTTGGTGATGACTCTTCAATTATATTTCCACGTCAAGGTCTTCAAACATTTCAATATGTTCAAATGCGAAAAGTAGATGGACCAATGCTGGCAAACAGAGTTATCGGTGCGTGTGAAAAATGGAAAGATGTCGATCATATCTTTGTCGATGGAACTGGCGGTTATGGTTCATCATGTATCGACTTCTTAAAGCAAGCATCATTCAATCCGATTGAAGTCCAGTTCGCTGGTCAAGCAAACAATCCAGTTAAGTTCTATAACAAGAGAGCTGAGATGTACTGGCGTGGTGCTGAGTGGATTAAGAAACATGGCTCATTGATTGATGATAAAGAATTAAGAAGAGAGCTTGTTGGTATTCAATATTGGTTTAGTGGTGACAGAATTTTAATCGAGCCAAAAGACCAGATGAAGAAACGTCTTGGTTATTCTCCAGATAGAGCCGACGCATTCATGTTGACGTTCGCTACTCCCGACGCACTGAAGAAAACAATTCAGGATAGATACAAAGAAGATCGTTACACGAATACAACTAAAGACACATATGACCCATGGAACTCATAATTTGTTTACATAACGGAAACCGTTTCCATTTGCTCACTACTTGCGCATAATTAAATTTGCTCCCAAACTCTTGGGAGTATGAACAACAATGAGCTTCAAAATATTTTAGATCAAACAATAGTGGACTTCGATAATTCTACCGAAGCCACTCCAGCTGTTATTCAATCTCGCAGAGAAAGAATCATGCAGCTAGAAGAAGCCATTAAATCTCTTCCGCAATCTGTTGGAATGGATGAATACAACGAAGGTCGTATCAAGCATCACTTCGCTGGCGACATCTATGGTCGTGAGTTGTTCATACCTAAAGGTTCAATTCTTGTTTCAAAAATTCATAAGAGTCATACTTTGAACACACTATCTCAAGGTGTCATTGCGATCATTTGTCCAGTCCGTGGATATACCGTCTATGAAGCTCCCTTTAGCTTCGTTTCAGAACCGTTTACCAAACGAGTCGGTATTGCAATAGAAGATTGTGTTTGGATTACATCTCACAAGACAGACAAGACAGACCTTAAAGAAATTGAAAATGAAATTATCGCAGAAGATTTTTCTCAAGAAAATTTATTTATAGGGGAAGCAAAATGAGTTGGATAGTAACAGCTGTCGTTGGAACATCGGTACTGACATCAGTAGGAACACAAGCCTACCAAGGTCATCAAATGCGCAAACAACAAAGACAAGTAAATAAACAAAACAAAGCTGCAAAGAAAGAAGCCGAGCAAATTCAAAAAGCTGGCGAGATGACAGCGTTCAACTCAGCACAAAGAGCTGGTCGTATATCAGCGGCTCGTGGCTCTAATGTTGGAGCGCAAGGAACAATTCTTGGCGGTGGGCAATCTCTTTCTGGAGCGAATCAGGGAACACAAACAGTTGGAGCTAAGACTCTATTAGGACAGTAAAAGATGGCTTATGATTTTGAAAAAGACATAATGGGTTTAAATAAGAAGACTACGTTCATGCGCATTGGCGAAGAACTAAAGCAAACTTATTTATACTACAGACAGATGCACAGAGACATCGCTGACTTCATCATGCCAACTCGTGCGCAGTTCTTAGCTGAAGATACAAACCGTGGACCTGTTCAATTAAACAGAAAGATTATTGATTCAACAGCAACGCAATCAGTTCGTACATTAAAAGCTGGAATGCTATCAGGCATATCTTCTCCAGCTAGACGTTGGTTTGATTTATCTTTAACAGATAAAGACATTGCAGAGAAAACTCCAGTTAAGAGATGGCTCTCATATGTCAGCAATCGAATGCACGATGTATTATTAAAAACAAATTTCTACAATCAAATACAAACATTCTATGGTGATCTTGGTGTCTTCGGGACCGCTGTTATCTTCGTTGAAGAAGACTTGAGTGGTAAAGTTGTAACATTCAAATCATTACCTGTTGGAACATACTATCTTGGCGTATCTGATAAAAACGTAATAAACAAATTCTATAGAGAGTTTGCAATGACCGTTGCTCAGATAGTTGAGAAGTTTGGTTTTGACCCAGACACTGGGAAGATCGACTGGACAAATATTTCTGACAACGTAAGAAGTTTGTTTCAAAACAAAAGGTTTGAGCAAACAATTACAGTTGGTCATTTAATTATGCCAAACTACAAAGATCACAAACCAAACTCACCCATCAATAAAGAGAAGAGATACAAATCTGCTTACTTTGAAATTGGTGGAACATCATCAACTACTGGAAGTTTTTGACACACAAACATCATCTTATGACGGAAAAATTTTATCTGAATCAGGATATGATTACTTCCCAGTATTAGGAGCTAGATGGGAAACTAAAGGCGAAGATACATATGATACTTCATGCCCTGGTCTTATCGCTCTTGGTGATGTTATGCAGCTTCAACAAGGTGAGAAGAAATCACTTAAAGCTGTTGATAAGATGGTTGACCCACCAATGGTCGCTCCAACTTCATTAAAGAACCAGAAGTCTTCAATACTTCCAAATGCAGTCACTTATATTGATGAAACAAATCTTGGTCAGTATAGACCAGCTCATGCAGTTTCATTTGATATTAACGCAATGGAAATGAAGCAAGCTCAAGTAAGACAAAGAATCCAAAGAGCTTTCTACGAAGACCTATTCTTAATGCTTGCAAACTCTGACAGAAGGCAGATCACAGCTCGTGAAGTTGAAGAGCGACATGAAGAAAAAATGTTGGCTCTTGGTCCAGTTTTAGAAAACTTAAACAGTGATTTGTTTGACCCATTGATCGACATTTTATTTACGTTCATGGAACAGCAAGGAATGTTGCCAATTCCACCTGAAGAGTTAAATGGTGTTGAATTAAAAATTGAATACACTTCAATTATGGCTCAAGCACAAAAACTTGTTCACTTAGCATCAGTTGAAAGACTGACTCAATATGTTTTGGGAGTAGCTCCAGTTGACTCAAGCATCTTAAGAAAATTCAATTCATATGAAGCGTTGGATTCTGTTGCAGATATTCTTGGTGCTCCACCTAAGATCGTAAGATCAGATGATGAAGTCGCAGAGATCGAAGCGGCAGAAGCTCAAGCAATACAACAGCAACAACAAATGGAACAAGCAAACCTTGGTGCTCAAACAATGAAGTCTCTGTCAGACACAAACGTATCTGATGAAACTTCAGCATTAAGTCAGCTGATGACTGGAGTAGGATAAGATGACTCATATAACTGAGAACAAAGGCTTGGTGATTTAATGGCGCACATCACTGAAGAACCAACATTAAAAGAAAAAAGAAAATGAAACAGAAAGAAGAAGTTGAGCAATTCAACTTCGATTCTGGTCTTAAAGAAATCGCTTTAAGTAAAAATGGCAGACAAGTTCTTTGGAAGATTCTTGAAAACTGTAAGCCAATCGGACAACCAATCTTTAATCCAAACGCATTAACTCAAAGTTACTTAGCTGGAAAACAAGATGTTGGGAACTGGCTCTTAGGCGAGATTTTAAGAGTCGATGAAAATATTTTTTAAAGATGATGACAGAAAGAAAAAAAGGAGAATAGAATTATGTCAACAGAAGAAACTTCAGAAAAACAAAACACAGAAGTTTTCTATGAAGAGTCGGAAGCCACAGATCAAAATGTTTCTACAGAAGAAGGCGATAAGGAAACGAAGCCAACAGAAGCAGAAGATCAAACCACTGGCGATAAAGATGAATCAAAGAACAAAGAAGAAAGTGAATCAGACAGCGAAAGCGAAGCTGAAGGCGAGGGAGCCAAAGACAGCGAAGCAGACAAAGCTGAGTTAAAATCTGCGGACGATTTAAAAGTTCCAGACAATGCTCAACTGAATGCTGAGACAGTCAAAGAAGTTTACGAGCAAGCGAAAGAGCTAGGTCTAAACAAATCCCAAGCACAAGCATTTCTTGAATCAAGAGTTGTTACAAACCAACTTGTTGAAGAGAGAGCGCAGTTAGCAGTCGATCACATGAAGAAGCAGTGGCTTGAAGACTTTAAGAACGACCCAGAAATAGGTGGCGATAAAGCTTTAGAGACTGCGGAGCACTCTAAGAGATTCATTGATGCTTATGCGTCTGACGCTCTTAAGAAAGTTTTAGATGAATCACCATTAGGTAATCATCCAGAAATGCTTCGTGCATTCGCTAAAGCTGGAAAAGCAATGATCGCAAACGATTCATTTATTTCAGGCAAACCAGTTACGACAGGTAAAAAATCCACAGCTGATATTTTTTATAGCGAAGATTAAAATTTAAAAATAAGGAGAAATAAAAATAGGCAATTATTGGTAATAAAGTGATGACTCTTGCAGACCACGCTAAGACGTTTGGTCCAGATCATAAAGTAGCTCGTATCATTGAAATGCTGTCTCAAAAGAATGGCATCTTAGATGATATGGTATTTAGAGAAGGTAACCTTCCAACTGGACACAGAACAACTCTTCGTAATGGCTTACCAGAAGTTTTCTGGAAAAATTATAACATGGGTGTTCCTGTATCTAAATCAACAAAAATTCAAGTTGATGAGAAGTGTGGGATGTTAGAAGCATGGTCTGAAGTTGACGAAGATTTAGCAAATCTAGAAGCTGACCTAAACGGATTCCGTTTAGCTGAGGCTCGTTCGTTCATTCAAGCCATGGGGATTGAGATGGCGTCTACTGTTTTCTATGGGAATAGTGCTTTAGACCCAGAACAATTCACTGGTTTGACTGTTCGTTATTCAGACCCAACTGCGGCTAATGGTAGAAATATCATTAACGGAAATGGTTCAACAGCTGGAGCGCAAACTTCAGTTTGGGTAGTAACTCATGGCGAAGACACTTTCCACGGTATTTTCCCTAAAGGTTCACAAGCTGGTTTAGTTCATAAGAACCACGGTTTAAAAACTATTGACTCAGCTGGAGAAGGTTTAGGAACACGCAGAATGACTGTGTATCAAGATCAATTCAAGTGGCACTCTGGTATCACTTTAAGAGATTGGAGATACTGTGTTCGTATTTGTAACCTTGATACAACTGGAACAACGATGGCTTCTTTACCAGAACTTCTTATCCAAGCTAACCATGCGTTAGAAGATTTGAATGTTGGTAAGACAGTTATTTACATGAACAGAACTGTTATCAAAAACTTAGACTTAGACAGATATGCTAAGGCTGGTTTGAATGGAATGACTTACAAAGAAATTGATGGATTCTTAATCCCTCATTTCCGTGGCATCCCTATCAAAACTTGCGACGCTATCTTAAACACTGAGCCAGTAGTAACTGGATTCTAATTAGCAAGAGCTGGCTTTAATAGCTGGCTCTGTTTTTTAAATTAAAAATATTTATAAGGAGATTTTAAAATGATATTAGATGCACAAAATAAATACAGTGATGGTCAAGTTGTCACTGGTGACGTCGAATCAACGAATGTAATTGACCACTTAGCTAGTCCATCTGGTCTTGGAGCTGGTAAAGAGATGATGGTTTTCGCAAGCATCATTGCTGCGACTCTTGATACTGGTAACGTGACTGTGACTCTTAACACGTCTGATGCTGAAGGCTTTGGTTCTGGAGTTGTTGCTCTAGCTTCTAAAGTATTAACTCCAGCTGAAATGACTGTTGGAGCGAAGATTCATATTCCAATCCCACCAGATTATAAAGCTCTACGTTACACACGTTTGAACTTTGTAGCTGGAACTAACTCAATCACTGTTGATGCTTACTTAGTACCACAAGATCACCAAGATCAATACTTCGCAAGCAAAGCGGCAGTTGAAGAAATTTAATTTGGGAGTGAATTAAAATGAAAGATGATGTTAGACAAAAAGATTCAAGTAGAAGTAAAACTTAAGGCGTTCGTGAACGGGCGCCGAGTTTATCCTGGACAAAAAGTTCTAATTTCTGAGAAAGACTTTAACAGCGATGTATTTAAATCTTTGGAAACCAAAGAAGCTAAAGAAGGCGAAGTTAAAGAAAAGAAAGAAGTTGAAAAAGCTCCAGGTGCAGCTGAAACCAAAAAGATCAGCAAAGAAGTTATTTAATTGATAGGGGACTTCGGTCCCCTGTTTTAATCAGCGAGGATTAAATGACTAAGAATGAAGTAGCAAACTTAGCAATATCTCATATCGGTTTAACGACAACGATTATAGATATGGACACAGAGAAGAGTATCGAGGCTAAGAAGTGTCGATTGTTTTATCCTGTAGCTTTGAAAGAAGCATTAGAAGATTGTCGTTACGGAAGTCTAGCTGTGTTCAAGCCACTAAATCTTGTAATGGCAAACCCAACATCAGAGTGGGGTTTTGCATATCGCTATCCAGCTGACTGCTTGTTCTTTTCTCGTATCATGAGAAATGGAGCGAGTAATTTAAAAACATATCCATACGTCAACGAACAATGGGATGTTGAATACAGAGAATCTTATGACCAATTACACGGTCGTTTAATATATACAGATGAACCAGAAGCTCATGCTGAATATTATGTTTTCACAGAAAATAATTTACAGATGTCCACAAAGTTTTGGATTGGATTAAGTTTTAAACTTGCTCAATACATTGCTCCATCTTTAGCAAAAGCAGATGCGACAAAGATCGTTGATAGAATGCAAGCTCAAGCTCGTGTCACATTCCAACAGGCTCAAGGACTGAATCATAACGAACAGAAATTCAAAGAAGAAGACCCAAGGTCTTCGTTTGAAATAGCAAGGGGACCATACTAAATGATCGACATGAAATTATCGCCAGAAGAAAAAGAAAGCAATGGGAAGTTTCTGACAGTGCAATGAAGGTTGATGAATATCCTTACAACTTAAAAATCTGGTTAGATTGTTGCCAAGTTGAAAAGCTTGGTATTGCTGATTTGGATGTTGGCAAGAAACTAAACTTAAGTGCAGTCGTTGAGATAGTTAGTAAATCAAAGAAAGAAGTTCCAGAAGGACAGCCAAACATTGATGTCTGCATTCAGATTTGCGGAATGGAGTTTGAAGGCAAAGGTAAGAAATCAGATAAAGACGTTTTATATAAGGATTAAATCATGGCTCAAATAGTTCAAAGAAATTTTGCAGCTGGAGAAGTCAGTCCTGATATTGAAGTAAGAAATGATTTTGTATCAAATCAAACTGGCGTTCGTACTTGCAGAAATACTTACATCAGAAGACAAGGTGGACTTAGTAGAAGATACGGAAGTAAATTCGTTGGAGAAGTCGGGAAGCAGTCTGAGAAGAAAGTCAGACTTATTCCATTTCAATTCACTGTTGGTGACTCATTCGTTATTGAAATGGGTGAGGGATATTTTCGCTTTTATAAAAACGGAGCGTTAATAACTTATGATTATGAAACAATAGTCTCTGCTTCTGGCAATCAGATAGAGACAACAAATCCACA